TGCCCTGCCCAAGCCGCTCTTGGCTGGCCTGGCCGGCGACATTGGCCCCGAGTCCGAGCCGCGACAGTTGCGCCTGCTGAGCCGCGCCCTGAAGCTGGCCCTCTTGCTGGTACTGCTGAGCGCGCAGGTTCGCCGAGCCAAGCGCCTGGGCTGCAAGGGAGCCGCCGGCCCCGTATGCTCCGCGAGCAGCAGCGGCCTGGTCGATCGTGTCGGCCTGCTGCTTCTGGAGCATGTCGTAATAGGGGTTGGTCCGGTTCAGATCGGACGCCGCGAACTGCTCGAGAGCGCCTGGTCCTGACATCTGCGAGCCATTCGCCCCCAGGAAGCCCTGCGTGTAGTTGGCGCCGTTGTACAGGCCGGAGATGCCCTGCGCGTTCTGCGCGAGTTCGGACGGCGCGTTGGCGTTGGCCATCGCGTTGCCAAGGTTGCCCTGTGAGTAGGTAGACGGTCCGTACAGGTCCATCGCGTGCGCGCCGAGTTGCTCACCGACGAGCGGAGCTCCGTACGGGTTGGATGACGAGAGCGATCCGATCGCCGTTGGAGCGCCATAGGCAGCGCCGTTCTGCGCGTAGTATTGCTGCGTCGATGACGGTCCCGACAAGCCGGGGGCGAGTGCGCCAAGGGCCTGCGACGACGCCGACGGCTGGAGGTACTGCGCGCCAACGGCGTCGTACAGCTGGCGAGAGTCGCTCGGTCCTCCCAGCGCACTACTCGCCATGCCGAGCATGCCAGACGTCGCGGTAGGCTGGGCGAGTTGACCGGCTAGAGAGCCGTAGACGTTCTGGCTCATCGTCGGTCCGGACAGAGCGCCCGCAGCCTGGCCGAACACGGATCCCGTCGCGGTTGGCTGCCCGAGGTACCCGGAGTAAGCGCCGTACGCTTGCGACGACGCCGACGGCTGTCCTAGCGCGGAGCCGGCCTGTCCGTAGAACTGCGAGCTCGCCGTCGGCTGCGAGTAGGCGTCACCGTACTGCCCGAAAGCGTTCTCAAGCCACGGCGTGGGCGACATGCCCCAGTTCGTCGATGAGCCTGGGTACTGCGTCGGGGCCGGGGCGGATGGCGGCGGCGAGTACGATGTGGCCGTAGCCGACGGCGGGGGTGGTGCAGCCGGAGGTGGCGTATAGTACGCAGCCGACGCAGCCGACGGAATCGCCTGGTTGAGCGTGTTGATGCTCGTGGACAGGATTGACACTTACATGCCGCCCGGCTTGAGGTTGGACAAGAACGACTGCCACGCGGGGGACTGGCCGAGCATGTTCTGACGCTGGCCGTAACCTCCCGCCGGGACGCCTGACGACATCGGCATCGCTGGCGCTCCCGGCGCTTGTGCCGACGCGACAGGACGAGCGAATGGGTTCTGCTGTCCGCCGCCTAGCATCGACCCCAGTTGCTGGTAGATGCCGTTGGCGCGTGGTGACGCCTGCCCGTACGCCTGTTGAGCGGGACCGTTGCGCGGCGGGGTACCGAAGGGGTTGCCCATGCCGGCGCCTGCCTGTTGCCCATACTGCGGCTGCTGTTGCTGCGCCTGGTACTGCTGAATCTGCTGCTGAGCGTACGGAGCTCCGATCATGCCCTGGGGATTGAGCGGTGCCTGGTAGCCGACCATGTTCTCCCATCCACGGTTACCATTGCCGCTCGTTGCCCATCCGTCGGCGAGCGCCTGCTGCGGCGTGTACCCGCTCTGTACGAACTTCTGGAACGCGGTCGACGGGTCGGACACGACGGTAGAATTTGGTCCGGTCGTCATCATGCCCATCGAGGCCGTCTGCGCCGATCGGTACGCGTTGTTCTCGGCCGACTGCTGCTGAACCGCCGCCTGATTCGAAGGGTCTGCCTCGTAGGAGCGTCGCGCCAGGATGGCGTCTCGCTGCGCGCCATAGAACGGACTCGAGGGATTCATTCCGGGCGGCATGAATCGCGCTACGTATGCGTCGTCGTCTGCCTGTGACATTAGAAGTGGCCATACCCTTTCCGCGGCTCAGCCGCAGGGCCAGTTGACGGCGGGACCGGAGCAGGCGGCCCCGACAGCGTCACAGGTGGTGCGGGTTGCGCCGCTCCCGGCTGCTGACCGAGTACCCCGCCGGCCTGCGCAGGGTTGTAGTAGTTCGTCGGCACGCCGTAGATCTGCGACAGGATGCCGTTGTAAGAGTTCATCGACCCGAGGGCCTGTTGCAGCCCCTGCATCTGCCTCGCCCAAGCCGTGTCGGACAGCTGCTGGAGGTACCGCTGGGCTTCCTTGCCTGCCTCGAGCTGGTCCTTCGCCGTCTGACGGCCGCTGAAGTCGCCAGGATCCAGGACCGTGGTGATATCGTTCTTCGAGATGTCGCCGCTCCCGATGCTCTTGCCTTCGGAATAGAGACCTGGCGCGAGGACGTTGCCGACCTTGTCGTACCACTTGTCCCCGAGGTAGTCTGTCCAGCCCATTGTTGCCTCCTACGAGATGGCCACCCAGTCAGCAGCGCCAGATCCGACTGTGCGCGCCTTGTACCAGCCGGAGGGCGACACGGCGGCGGTGTCCTGGTACTCCTGCCCGACAAAGCCAGCGCTCGTAGCTGGCGCTCCGGTGCCAGACAGAGGCGTAGCCCGATACTGGAGTTCGCGGAGAACCGCAGTCGTCTGCTTCTGGCTCATGTTCTCGGTGACAGGCTTCATGCGGCTGCCTCCAGATCGGTCACATCATCTGCCAATTTGGCAATCGAGACCTCGTCTGTGCCAGAATAGCGCAACCAGTACCGTCTGCGCCTGAAAACTCCGCCAAAATGGCAATCGATGGACGGATTCGTGTCGTACGGCTGGCCAAGGTCGATGACACGGAACGTCGTAAACCCCTTGCCGTCGTCCTCCACGGCCACCTCGAGCTGCCCGGAAGTGGCGGCTAGCGGCGTGGTTCCTCGCCGCATGACGACCCGGACGCGGGCGCTGCGCTTCTTGTTGTCGGTGCCGAAGTCCTGCCAGCCGGTTTTCAGCTCGGACAGAATGGTCCCGCCAATGTCCTGGCGCGTGTTGGTGTCAAGCTGGTAGAGCCCGGCCGTGGTCGAGGCGCCTACAACGTTGATGTTGAGCGCGTCCCAGAAAGCATGGGTAGCGACCGGCCAGGCCGTGTTTGCAGATACGCCGTCGTACAGTGCCCGTTCGCTCCACTTCTGCGCCGTGTAGTCATACGCCCACGTTCGCCCTGCAGTCGGGAACACCCAAACGAGGCAACCGTTGCGGTCCGTGTCCTCGCGGTACCCGAAGGCGTCCGACACGGCGCCAAGGTCGCGGAGGTCGCGCTGGATGGCGTCTCCGACAGAATTGTAGCTACGCCCATCCGACTTGATGATCCGGCGCTTGTCGTCGAGCCAGAAGTAATAGTCATCGAAGCGAACGATGCTGTGAGCAGCGGAGCACCCTACGTTGATTGTCGAGATGCGCTGGAACGGCGTAAGGGGGTCCGGCGAGATGCCGTGGATCTCGGTAGTCGACGTGCCGAATAGACCGAGCTCTGCCGTGTTCTCCCTGATGGCTACAAGGCCGTCAGGCCGCGCCTCAGCCGTGATGAAGCTGAGCGCGCCCCAGGTCGAATCATTGCCCTCGCCGAGGTCCGAGTACAGGTAGCGTCCAGGGTTCGCAAGGTCGATGGCCACAAGCCGCTGTGCCAGATTCGCGATGTGCGTGGTGTTCGGAGACGAGCCGCCAAGGCGCGCCGTCAAGCCTACGCCCGTCCACTTCTGAATCGCCAGGCCGCCTGCGATGTAGAGGAAGCTCGGCGACTCGGCGAACACCGGCCGCGCCACCCCCGCGAGCTGCGTAAGCGGGTCAGCTGGGTCAGACAGAAGTTGCCAAAGCGCAGGCGTCGCGTCCGGCAGGGCATATATCAGGCGGTCGCTGTCGACGCCGATGACCCACGTCTTCCACCGGTACAGACCAATCAGCGGCGACGTTCCGAGGCCGGTCGTGGTGTACGATATGAGCGCCGGTCTGATACGGTGGATGCCCGCTACGTCTGGCAACCAGTTGACCAGCTTCGACGTGGCCGGGGACATGTCGTCGGCGGTCGAGACCAGCCCGGCCGATATGTCGACGGGCGCGAGCATCAGATGGGGATGGTCCCTGAGCGGGAGATCTCTCTGACCACCGCCGCCGCGGGATCGTATTCGAAAGTCACAATGATCATGTTTCCTGTAGCAGGAGCAACAGCGGCGCTGGTTTTGTACTGAGCGCTGAACGTCCACGTCACGGCGCCGCCAGAATTGTTCACGCAGTAAAGCTTCCACGTCCGGCCCCACTCCGTCGCGGCGGTGGCGTTGATCGTCACCGTGATCGCGGCCGTGGCCGTAACCTTCACCGTGCCAGTCTGGAGCGGCAACGGCGTGACCGAACCGTTCACCGCGAGGGAGTAGACCTGAGGAGATGCGGAGCGAGAGTCCAGGACGTCAGGAGACAGTGAGGCGTCGCTGTCTATGCGGACATCGCCCGCCCCGCTGGCGATGGAGACAGCGTGACTTCCGGCTGCCGTTATGGAGCTCGACGAGATGGACACGCCGCCACCAGACAGAACCTTGATTCCGTCTGTCGGGTTAGCGGTGAGGGAGGCGATTGTAGACCCAACTATCGCGTTGCCTGCGGTAGCGAACTGAACCACCGCCGAACCGACGCCGCCATACAGCGCATACGACGACGACATGACGAATCCCGTGGCTCCAGACACGTTCACAGCTACGGCAGCAGCATCGTTTGGATTGCTGCCTATGACCGAATTCGACACGAACCACCTAGATCCTGCGCTTGCCAGGACTCCGTATCTGAAGGCTATTTCAGATACCAACACGCCATCTACCCAAAGAGACTGGCCAGATATCGCCGCCCCCGTGCTCGCAGAAGAATGGGAGATCTTCAAGTTGGCAACGCGGTTTTGAACTACGCCTGACGCGAACGTGTTGAACGCGAGGACACCTGCGGTGGTGCTGCTCTGCTTCAGAATTGTCGCCTGGATCCCAGCGCCTACGATGTTCACGCCGGCCGTCGTGATGGACAGCGAATTAGACAGGAGATACGTGCCCGGAGGGATGTATACGATTCCACCGCCTGCGATCCCGACCCTGGCGATAGCAGCCTGAATTGCAGCCGTATCGTCGGTGACCCCGTCGCCGACCGCTCCGTAGCTCTTCACCGAAAGCTGAATCTCGGTGATGACGTCCTTGACGTTGCGCTCTGTTGAATCCGAGTACGCCTTATACTTCCACAAACCGGCTGAGCCGCCGAAGCTCGTGGACCATGCGTTAAGTAGCGTCTGAAGGGTCGTCTCAGTGCCGCCGTTCACAGCGGCCGACTGGATGTAAAGCGCCTCAGCACGATTTGTATTGACGTTGCCATCGAACAGCGTGGTCGTGTCAAGGCTGTCCTTCACGATAAGACGCGTCGGCTGCTGCGTGTACGCCGTGCCAGTTCCGCCGGCCGTCAGCGTGAGCGGAGGCGTGATTGCTGTAGTGCCGGCGCTGTCGGAGTAGGCCGTGACGGGAGTAAGCGTGCCCGGCTGATAAAACCTGGCCTTGCCTGACGCAATCGGCGTGCCGTCCGTATTCGCGCATCCAGCCGCCAGCATTTGGATCAGTGAGCAAGTCGCGGCCATCAGCGCACCTCGTAGTTTTGACATTCGTTCTCCATCGCGACGTTACCGGTGGTATAAATACTTCCATGCCGGCTCCCGTTTACTGGACCTTGGAGTTCCTGCTCAATCGCTGCGAGCGAACATCGACCGGTTGCATCGAGTGGCAGTTTGGGCGAAATGACGCCGGATACGGAATCGTCTGGATTGACGGCATGATGCACAAAGTCCACCGCGTTGCCTGGAAGTTTTCGCGCGGGACTATTCCAGGCGGTCTCTTTCTCTGTCACCGCTGCGACAACAGGGCTTGCTGCAACGTCGACCATCTCTTCCTCGGTACAGCGCTTGACAATTCCAGAGACATGATGGCCAAGGGACGCCGGGGGCCGCGACCGACCAAGCGCGGCTCTGCAAACCCTAACGTCAAACTCTCCGACGCAGACGTCATTGCCATCAAGTCCGAGCGAGCCTTTAGAGGTTACCGCCCGATTCTGGCGTCTCGCTACCGAGTCAGTCTTAGTGCCATAGATGCCATTAGGTGCGGGGCGTCCTGGAAGCATATTCATCCGGCACCTCCGCCACTTGAATAGGCGCCCCATGGAACAAGTACGAGGTTTCCCTTTTCTCCGTCAGAATTAACAAGGCCGTCGAGTTCCTGCTGATACAGCGGCTGAAACGTCTGAATGAGACCGGTCTGCATGAACTTCGGCGCGAGCTCTACGGTCAGCGCGTAGACCAGGCAGTTTGACCACTCGGCGGGAAAGTCCGGCGTCTCGGCGCCAGTCGTAAAGTCAGCCGCGCGCGTGTACGCTACGTACTCGAGCGTGTCGCCAGTCTGATCAGGAACCGGCCACAGCTTCAGCGTCGAACCTCCGAGCGTCTGCTCGAAGAAGAACTGCCGCGACGGACCGGCCGTTGTCCGGTCGGCCAGCGTCATGTAGTCCATGCGCGACATGGCGAGCACTTGCAGGCCGGAGGTTTCGCCGCTTCGAACATACCTGGCCGGGTCGTCTACGAGCAGCACGTCAGAGGCAAGCGTTACGGTGTCCACGCCGGCTGTCATGGTTGCCGTGCGCCGTACGGTGCGCCACAGCCGCTTTCCGGTCGTGTCGATGCGCTTGACGATGCGGTTCAGGGCCTTGGCGGCGACTTCGAACAGCGGCGAGTTGGTATTGTCACGCGCGGCTCCCGGCGCCAAGGCGCCGACGTTCTCCAGGGCCGCAGAACAAATATCGTCCCTGGAGTCCTGAAAGCTGGTGGTTGCGCCGATGGTCATGGCCCATCCGATATGCTGGCGTTATTCGTCGTATTGACGAACGGGATATCGCTGAAAACCTTGGATGTGCCTCCAACTGAGATCACGGTGCCTGACGTGGTCGCCGTACACCCAGCCTTCGGAGCCGACCAGGCCGCTCCCTGCGGAATAGCGAATAGAGTGCCAGTGTTAGTCGACCCGACGCCGCCGTAAATCACGCCGCCGTCAGATGGAAGCCTTACTGTTCCTCCAGAAAATACTGTCGCCGTAGTGGCGAAAATGCCGATCTCAAGCCGTGGCGTTGACCCGGTCACCCCGCCTACCGCAGACGTCTCGTCGCAGTTTACATACGAGTTGTACAGATGCAGGCGCTCCTGGAACCTTATTGCGCTGCCGTTCATGAAAAACATGCGAACGTTCAGCGCCGTATCGGCGTGGAAAATTCCGTGATGTCCGACGAATCCTATCCCCGTGCCGGATCCAGCCGACGCGGCATAGAACAGGCACCCGGTCCACAGCGGAAATCCGCCTGTCCAAGAACCTGACGTTCCGTTTCCTCCGGCGGCCCCACAGGAAATAATACAGGAGTTGTATTTCGCCACAGAGCCGCCGAGATTCGGATTGTCGAATGTACTGACAACGCCGTCTCCTACGTTCAGACGAATCACGTAGCTATACATCACGTCCGAGCGGAACGGGTGCCCGGGGAGCTTGTAAAGGCTATACACACTGAATGTCTTTCCGTTGGTGAAGTCTCCCGGCTCTGCCGACACGGGGGTAAGAATCGATCCATGTTGCTCCACCATTGGGGGACTGATAATCGCCACATTCGCCGACGCTGCGGCCAGGACGTACGCAAAACTCCCGTCCTGGTCTATGACGATCTTTCCGATGTAACTCGCAGCCGACGTAAGCGCCATCGTGTACCCGGTATTAGATCCAGGCACGGCCGCCGTATAGCTTGTCATCGTGCCGGTGGTGAGTGGAGTTCCCAGGTCACCGAAGAAAATCGGCTTGCCGACGGGGCTCTCGGCGGCTCCGGAAATGTTCCGCATCACCCTGGAGTCGCTAGCCGGAATGTCACCCTTGATCTTGAACCACACCTTTCCAGTAAACCCAGGATGCCCAGCCAGGCGCCTATCTAACTCGGCAAGCGTCTTGATCGGAGCAAGATCGGCGTCAGCCTGGGTCGCTCCCCAACCTTTGTTCTCGTCGCTTCCACTGACTGGATCGATCGTCCAGTAAGCAGCCCTGTGAAACACGCGGTTCGGAACGCCCATTCGCTCGAGCTGTCCAAGTCCATCGGACGTGTTGACCACGACGCCGTCAACCGGCGTGAGCGTGCCTCCCGGGCGAAACCTGAAATAGTCGCCATATGTGTCTACGTACACGGCGTGATCCAGGTCCCGGCTGTACTGCGATGTAGCGATCGCGCGGGCCGCGCTGATATTGGCGCAACGTACGCTCACGGAAAGCCCTCGTCTTCGTCGGTAACGCCTACCGCATCCCACTGCGACGCAACGCCGACCGCAACGTCAGGCTCGGGACGTCGCCGTCGGTACGCTGCGATCTCCTGGTCGTATTCGAAGGTTGATTTCTCCATGCAGGCGTCAAGGCAGCGATAGAGCCGGTCAGGGCAATAGGTAAGCTGCGACGGGAACAAGCGCCGCCGACCGCAAACAGAACAGGCAGACAGCACCTCGCCGTTGACGAAGTCTGTCTGCCTGGTCAATTGGAACCTCCCTGTCGACTTGAGACTAGGTGGAGTCCGTACCCATCTTGATGGCCGCGGTCGCGACCTGGCCGCCGAAGCACTGAGACAGCACCAGGTTGCCCTGGGTGCTGAAACAGGAGTTGGCGCCCGTGCTGATGATCCCGAAGGTGCAGAAGTTCACGAACCCGGTCGTGCTCGCGCTCGCGATGGCCGCCTTAGTGGAGGCCGCCTTCTTGTTGACGAACGTGCAGTCCTCGATCCAGACGTTCGTAGGTGCGTTCGCCAGGTTGATGACACCGTTCGTGGTCGAGTTGACCGCCGTGTGGAACCGACAGCCGTACATGGTCAGCTTGTCGACGGCCGCCGTGGTCGTCAGGATGTCCGTCGGGTTAGTCGCGAAGGTCTCGGAGACCACCTCGACGCCCAAGAGCGTGTACTTCGTCGCGCCGCTGGCAACCGTGATGCCCGTGGTCGTCAGCTGCGTGGCGCTGGTGGCCGGCTTGATTTCAACAGCGTCCAACCCACAGTCGGACGCCGAGACCGTCAGCGCCGCAGTGACCACCGTGGCCGCCGTGCTCGAGAAGTTGAACACGCAGTTGCGGATCCAGCACCCTGCGATGTTCTGCAAGAGCGCCGATGCCGCCGCGGTCCAGTTGAACAGCGGTCGCTGGGAACCGTACCCGAGGCCAATGATGTTCAGCCCCGTGGCCGACGTTCCGGTCAATCCGCTGATACTCGTGGACGCCGTGATGCTCTCGACGTGCCCCGGCAGGATGCAGATGGTGACGCCGACGCGGTTGTTGACCTTCGCCAGTCCGCCCGACGTCCCGAACAGCGCCGACAGCGGCCGGTCCGGCGTGGACCCGTCGCCGGCCGGGAGGCCGGAGCGGTTCCCCACCCAGAGGGTCGCGCCTCCGCCCCACGCCTGCGCCGCGTACGACGCCGGGGTGACGACCCACCCGAACGAGCTGACCCCGTTCGGGTAGTTTGTGACTTTGCCTGGTGCTCCCATGGTGGTCGCTCCTTAGGTCGCGTTGCTGGCGTAGACGCAGCGGAAGTTCTCAGCGCCCCACATCGCGCGGAAGAACGCGATGAAGATGGCCTGCATCGTCAGCGCCACGTTGTCTCTCTCGAAGGTCGGACGCTCCCGCCAATCCCAGTAGAACCCGTCGTCCGCGTCGGTCTGCACGTACCAGCGCGTGGTGTTGGTCAGGTAGTCGAAGGTCATGTACTTCGTACCCGAGATGACCGACGGATCATTGTTCGCTGACCCAAGCGTCTTGGCCGACTTCGACAGCTTCTCGGCCAACACGTCGAGGGCCGACGGGACGATCATCTGCTTCATCATGACCGGGGCCAACATGCCATCGCTGCCGACGGTCGTGCGAAGCGCCGTTCGGATGTCCTCGAGCGAGGCCTCGGCAAGGGCCGCCGGGGTGGAAAGCGTGTTCGCCACCGTCAGCCCGTACGGCGTCAGGTGCGAGGCCGAGCAGAGCTCGACGTTGTCAGCGGTGACCGGGTACGCCGAGTTGTGCGACCGATCGAGGAACTGCGCGAAGAGGTACTCGGGGGTCTTCTTCGCTGCCCGCCCGAGCGCCTGAGCCGGCGTCTTGAGCTGCGAAATCTTGACGTCGGTGACTGCCTCGCGACTGATTTCCATGGCCCCCGCGAAGGTGGCGACCTGAACGCGCTTCGGAGTGCCGAGCGCGGTAGTCAGCACCTTCATCGGGCTGTTTTCGTTCTTCTGGGTCAGCTGCTGGG